GCATCTTGGGCTAGTTATGTTGAAATAGTAAATCTTGAAAATGACTAAGTATGACTAAGCTGTGACTAAGTTGGGAATACAATCACAATATAACATAATATAAAGGGAATTGAGGGTAAAAAATAATGACAAAAACGGAAGAGAGAGAAGTAAGAGATGCAATCTTTGAAAAATACTATATTGTTGATGATTTATATGATGAAGTAGAGATAAAGAATATTGAAAAATCTATAGAACATATTAGTTATGCTCAGGCAGATACGGTTAGCAAGGACCCTGATGATGATTACAGGGTATCTAGCGTTAAGTGGATACCTTTTGAAAACGACTGGATATACGACAGGATTTGGGAGCATTCCAATATTGCTAATAATGAATTATGGGGATTTGATGTTATAGGGTTTAAAGACTCCGCACAATTTACAAAATATACAGCCCCTACAGGCAAATATGACTACCACCTAGACATAAACGGGGAAGGGATTAATCATCGCAAAATAAGCGTAATTTGCGCCTTAAACGATGGCTATAAAGGTGGGGGTGTAGAGTTCAAAACTGGTAGGGAGACTCACGCACTAGATTTAAAAAAGGGTCAAGCTGTTTTTTTCCCGTCGTTTTTTTTACATAGGGTGTTGCCAATCACGGAAGGAGTAAGAAAGAGCTTGGTTCAATGGATTTCTGGAGAACCATATCGATGAGGTTTTTAAATATAATATTTATTTCTTATATTCTGTTTAGTATATTCTGTTTAGTTATGGATAAAAATAGGAAGTTACTTGAGTGAACAGCCCAAAACTGCTAGAAGTTATAGGGGGACTGTGGTTGATGATAACGCTATTGTTTCTATTAACCTTAAATGGTTGGGTCAGTTACTTGTCCTTGTTGCTATGCTCGTTTATGGTTATTGGCGCATTGAAAGCAGATTGGGTAACCTTGAAGAAGCGATGCTTACGGCAGATGTTAAGATTGGGGACCTTCTTGGTAAACACATCGTGGAGGAGACTTTACAAAGAGAGCAGCTAGAAGAGAAAGTAAGTTTTTATGAGAAAGAGTTTAACATAAACCCCCTAAGCTGGGGAAAAAGAAAAGGGAATCGAAAAAAATGAGTGAAGAAAAAAAGTATATTGACAAGTGTTCAATAAAACAAAAGGACTTTGAGAATGGCGGAAGTGTGTTAAACTGCGCTTTTGGTATAGACGAGTTAAAGGAAATAGCGGTTGATGGTTGGGTTAATATTACTATTTGCGAAAGAAGGGAACCTTCGGAAAATGGAAAAACTCATTATGCTAAAGTAGACACATATAGGAGCAAGAAGGCAGACACTAAAAGTGATGACTTGCCTTTTTAGATAGTTACTATGCCTATGCCGTTTATGTGCCACGAGTGTGATAAATACACAAGGAACAAAAACGGTATATGCAGCACCTGTTTAGATATGCTAGCACGACCAGCAGCACCAGCTAAACCAGAAAAAAAAGCTAGTGTCCCAAAGAAGGTTAAGGATGACTGAATTTCTAGAAGTATATTCAGAGGCGGGAATGATAGGGGTTGTGGGTGTTATGTTTTGTTTTATGGTATATCAAAATGCCAAAAGAGCCGAAGAACAAGGAAAGTCCATAAATGATTTACAGATTGAAAACAGGGGTCAATCAGAGACTCTTGAGAATACTGAAAGTATGATTATCAAATTAATTGAACGATGGAACAAGTCGGATGATACTTCCCTTAGACATAGGGAAGATATTCTTCGTGAAATTTCAGACTTAGCTGAGAAAGTAAGCTACCTGTCTGGAAGAGTAAATGGGAATAAATGATAATGGATAGTCTAAGGGTCACAGGTATAAGCACAAGTTTGGGGCTTGCATATTGGACAGACCTACTTTCCGGTGTTTTGATGTGTATAATGTTTGCGGTACAGATTTACTATTTGTATCTAAAAACAAAAAAGATAAAGGAGTCATAAATGGAATGGTTAGCTGAAAATTGGGAAACGGTTCTTGTTGTTTTTTTCTGTTTAGAAAAAATAGTAAAGCTGTCCCCGTCAGACAAAGACGATATTCTTGTGGATGTTGTATTTCAAGGTTTAACTAAAATGATAAAGGGAGAAGAAAAATGAGTTGGGCATCAAAATATGTGCAGAGACAAGTTAGAAAGAGAGGACTGAAGGGGTTTATCATTTGGGTATTAGACTTGGTTGCAAAAGCTACTCCGTCTAAAGAAGACGATAAAATTGTTGCAAAAATCAAAGAAGCAATGAAATCTTTTTAAAGCCACCCTTACGTTCAGCATAGTATTTGCTTGTCGTTGTTTAAATCTTTACATTAAGAGCGATGAATCAGACGCAAATTAGACGAGTAATCCAAAAGGTCTTAAACAACTTAGGGTACGATTCAGAAGATGCCCTAGAAATGGTTTTCCTGACAGGGTTAGTCGAATCAAAATATAACTACTTAGAGCAGTTAGGTTCTGGACCAGCAAAGTCCTTTTTTCAAATAGAACCAAATACCTGCAAGGATATAATTGAAAACTATCTTTCCTACAAAATAACTACCCGTCAAAAAGTGACAGAAACAGCAAAGCTATATGATGGCTGGCATAAAGCTAGCACCGAACAATTAGCTTACCTGCTGGAAACAAATATCGCTTTTGCCATCTGTATGTGTAGGTTGCATTACAGGAGGGTCCCGACGGCTTTGCCGAAAAAAGGGGATGCTAGAGGGTTTGGAACATACTGGAAAAAATGGTTTAATACACATCTTGGGGCAGGAACCATTGAAAAATTCCTAGAAGCAGAGGGTAGACGTAAAGACGAGTAAAATCAAAATGCCTAAAAAAGATGACAAATTCGGTGGCAAAACAACTTGGACACAGGAACAACGGGACGTTGCTGAAGATTTAATAGGAAAAAAACACTCGTATTCAGAAATAGCTCGTAGATTATGTGAATTATACCCTGAATACAACTTTACAGCCAACTCAGTTAGAAACCAAAAAAGGACAGGACGACTAGGTGTCAATCCAACCATTCCTCTTTCGGCTGACCGAGGCAGACACAGGAAATCAAAACCCAGACAGGAAAAAGAAGTTTTTACTGCTGAACCAAACAAAAAACCCGATTTTGAACCCGGTCACGATTTTTCATCTTTAGGTAATTATGCAATATTAGACTATCGTGGAGAGCAAAACCCGTCATCCCTAGAAGAATTATTAACTGCTTGTGATGTAGATAGGTCTATTTGGCAAGTAGAACGCTACGTTGTAAATAAGTGGGAAGTAGCTATGAAGTTACAAGAGGCGATTGTTCACCGCCCATTGTTTCAAGTAAAGGCTTGGTTAGTGAGAGAAAAACCGATTGTTGTAGAGTTTCCGACAATTAAGCCAATAAACCCAATAAATGTACCCTCTCCAAAACCCTTAAATATGAAAACCTATGGCAGCAGGAAAGATAAGCTAGCATTAATTATACCAGACGCACAGGTGGGATTTTCTAGGAATTTCCAAACGGGAGAACTAGACCCGTTTCACGACAGGAGAGCATTGGACTTATGCTTGCAAATGGCAGAAAAGCACCAGCCTGATGAAATCATCCTGCTGGGGGATATGCTAGACCTTCCAGAGTGGTCCGATAAGTTTATGATAAGCCCAGAGTTCTATTGGACAACTCAACCCGCAGTAAACGAACTCTATTGGTGGATAAAAGAACTAAGACAGCACACTAATAAAATGATATATATTGAGGGGAATCACGAGTTAAGAATGTCTAAGGCTGTTGTAAAAAATATTATCGCTGCGTACAATTTAAAGCCTGCTAACGAACCTAATAAAAATAGCCTCACAGTTCCTACTCTGCTAGCACTTGATGAACTGGGTGTCGAATATATGGGTCCATATCCAGATGGAGAATATTGGATTAACGACAACTTGAGAGTGTCTCACGGGCAAATAGCAAGGAAGGGAGGCGGAAAAACCGCTTCAGCAATCTTAGCAGACGCTAGGAACTCTGAGATTGTTGGACATATACACAGGCACGAAATGGCGCAGAAAACCGTTCATCCGAGAAAGGGCATTAAGACCTACGTTGCGTACTCTCCCGGAACGGTTGCTAGAATTGACGGGGTAGTCCCCGCATATCAAGCTAGAAACGATTGGCAACAAGGTATGGCTCTTGTCCATTTTGAAGATGATAATGGAAAATTTCAAATAGTACCATACAATATTCACGAAGGCGAAACAATGGCTGATGGGGTTATTATGAAATATAGAAAGTCTATAGTCAATAAGCTAAAAAAGACAATAAAATGAGACATATGACAGAAGATGAAATGATTGAATCGCTAAACCAGACGACTGGTAGGGATGCTAGCAGAGTTGATTACGACGAATACTCAAGGTATGATGCAGAGGACAAAAACTACATATACGAGGCGAAAGACAGAAAAAAGCATTTTTTAAGGACGATGATTGAGGATAAAAAGTTTAAAGCAAATAACGATTGGGGAGACCGTTTAGAAAAAGAATTTATTTATTTAGTCCACTCTAATGATAATATGTATATATTCAACGTCACCGAGCTTGTAGGTGAGGGATATAATTTTGGTTGGCACGAGAGACTATGTAAAAAAACAACCGATTTTGGTGAATCTAAGATGGAATTAAAGAAAGTCGGGTACATCCATCTAAATAAGGCGGTTCGAACATATAAAACTTGACAGGCATTAACTTCTGTTGCTAACTTCTGCCAATCAACAGGGAGTATCACTTGAAAGTAGCAGAAAAGAGCAATATTCAATATATAGAACGTATGTTAAGCGTGGACGAGGTTGCAGAAAACCTTAATTGTAGCGTATATACCGTTTATCGAAGACTAAAAAGCGGTGAACTAGGTGGATTTAGAGATGGTGGAACTTGGAAAATCCCAACAAGCGATTATACTAGGTATGTAAGCAATAAGAAAGCGTATCAAGGTACTTATCCTTTATTGTGAACGCTAGTGAACAATAAAGGATAAGTAACTATGAGACTATTGGGAAAGACTCCGATTGTATATTTAAAAAACTTGGATGTTGGAACACCCTTTCACGTTCCAAACACAAGTCTTTACGGAACCATTATAAAGCACGGACAAATGGGGACTAGGGTCATAATGGACGGTTGTGTGAGGTATAACTCGGAAGGGAAAACCTTATACGAAAGAAGAATAGAAACAATCGGAAACAGAACGGAGTGCATAAAAAATGAAAATAGATATACAAGTAGCCAACTTGAAACAATTACAGGAATGGGTAACAAAAACACAGGCGTTAGCAGAGAAAATAGGACTTCCGAAGTTTAGTTTCTTTTTTGGTTACTGCAACACTTGTAATAGAGGGGTACATTATCCAAAAAGGCTAGTAATCCACGACAATGGGGATAACTTTGATATAATGTGCGAATTATGCAACAATAAGCTATCACAAAAATATAACGGAGGGAACGATGGGGAGAGTCAAGGGTAGTAAAATGTTTCAAGATGCAGAAGAGCAAGAGAGAAAGTTTCAAGAATCCTTAGACCAATACACGGACGACTTCTTCGGTGATGACACGAGCGAAAACCTAGAAGTGGACAACAACAACGTAGAAAGAGTCCTCTATAGACACTCTAAGATTGAAAAAGACCTAAGTGAAATGGAAGAAAGAAAGGAAAGTAGTGAGAATTTCTATAACGACGAAATAGATAAAATTAAAAAACAACTAAAGTATCAAAGCCAATGTTTAAAAAGTTTCTTACAAGCAAGTAAGAAAAAAACAATGAAATTCCCAAATGGAACGATTTCTATTAGGAAATCAACTAAGCATCAGTATAACGGGGATGATGAAGTCTTACTAGATTGGTGCAAAAAACAAGAGAGGGTTCTCACAACAACAATGACAAAACCGTCAAAATCTTTAATCATTAAATACATTAAAGAAACGGGATTTGCCCCCAATGATTGGGAAATTGAAGAGAAAGAGTCTTTTAACGTAAAAACAAAAGGAGAATAAGATGCCTGTAAAGATACACAACAAAGAATATAAAACGGTTGCGGAGAGAATAGTTGAGTTCTATGCCAAATACGGAGGAAGCAACGAGACATCAATACATACTGAAATACTAAAAGACGAAGATAGCCTAGTACAAGTTAGGGCTACTATTTCAGTAAATATAGAAGACGTTCAAGTTCTGTATGGAACCGGACACGCTGAAGAAGACAGACGACAGGGAATGATTAATAAGACATCAGCCCTAGAGAACGCTGAAACATCCGCAATCGGAAGAGCATTAGCTAGTATTGGACTAGGCGGTGAAGAGTTTGCATCGGCAGATGAATTAGTTCAGGCTCTTGCTAACCAAAAAAGTACAGCCGCCAAGAAACCTAGCACCGCTGTCACGACGAACAGTTCAGCCAGCAGCGAGAAAAATGCTAGCACAATTAACTTCGGAAAACACAAAGGAAAACCATACAACAAGATTCCTATTCAATATCTAGAGTGGCTGACAGGGAGACCCGACACAGACCAAGAGACTATGGAACTTGCGAAGGCAGAAATCTCAGTAAGAAATTCAATAGGCATTGGGAATCTCACACCGCCTGATGATAAAGATGTCAAAGCCAACGATTCTTGGGAAGTGGATGAAAAAATCTTCAGCAAGGTTGCAAAGACAGAAGAAAAACCAAAAAGCCAAACACCAAAGACGATAGAAAAAAAACAACAAAGCGTCAATGAAATGGTTGCTAGCATAGGTAACGGAGTAGCTCCTGAGTCTCCGGTTATTTCTGAGTCTCCGGTTGCTGATACTCCTTTGTCTCTAGAAAGAAGAAGAAGAGATGTTGCCAATGAACTTACTATTCTATCTCAAGTCTTAGGAATGGAGAAGTTCCAAGAAATCAAGACTAGGGAAGTTGGAGCAAGGGATTCGCTCAATGCGAACTAGATGAGTTAGAGAAGTTGAAAGAGATAATGGACGGCTCTATCCCAACAAAAACCAAAAAGTCCATTGAAAAACAAGAAGAACTGCTAAATAAAGTTGTCGAAACTTTTGACGGTCAGATTCTTAGCAAATAATGACAAGTAATAATTATTGGTTTCATAGTGAAGGAGAATACATAATGAATCAAAAAAGCAAGAAGGATAAAATCAGAAATTGGCTAGAGGAAGGTAGGTCTATAACGCCTAAAGATGCTTATGAGATGTTTGGCTCGATGAGGTTAGCCTCAATTATCCACGACTTAAAAGCAGATGGATACACATTTAACACCGAGTATGTGAGAAAGGGAAACTCTAAGTATGCTAAGTATTCTTTAGTAATCCCATCAACCCTGTTCGGTTCTTGATATGACTCATCCATCAAAAAGGAAAGGTAATCGTGTTGAGAATCTAGTAAAGGATATCTTTATAGGTCACGGATTTAAGTCAATCCGTGCCTATGCTAGCAACGGTTTAGCTCTGGGGGAACACGAGGAGTGCGACCTAACTGCTGAAATGTTTGGTCACAAATGGCGATTTCAAATAAAAGCTAGGAAGGTAATAGCCAAGTGGATTAAACCTAATATGGAAAACGTGGATGCTCAAATTATCAAGCAAGATAGGGAAGAGCCATTGATAGTAATGCCATTAAGCAGATTTATAGAGGAGTTGAGAAATGCCCGACAATAAGCCCCCGGCTTTTATGTTTTATGCCGGAGATTTCTTATCGAGCATAGATGTTGCTTTTATGGATATGGAGTTGAGAGGTGTTTACATAACTCTGTTAGCATACTCTTGGCTAGAGAACGGGATACCAAATGAAGACAGGAAATTAAAAGTTATCTTACAATGTAGTGACGAGGACACTTACTCAAGGTATAAATCTGAGGTTATAGATGCTTGTTTTAAGCTAGAAAAAAATACTTGGAGACAACCAAGACAGGAAAGAGAAAGAGCCAAGCAACAAGAAAGAAAGGATGCTCACATTAAAGCCGGAAAAATGAGTCAAGATTTAAGGAGAGCAAGAGAAAATAAAAGGGGAAAAGGAGCATTATTGCGTGTGAGTAAAGGGAGCAACGCTCTAGAGTTGGAAAGAGAAGTAGAATTTGAAACTGAATTTTGGAAAGCGTATCCTAGAAAAACAGGAAAGAAGAAAACAAAAGCACTATATAATAAAATAAGAAAAAGCACAAGCAAGGAAGACGTAATAAATGGATTAAAAAACCACATAAAAGGTTGTTGGAGTGGGAAAGAAATTGAATTTATACCATATCCAATGACTTGGCTAAATGGGGAATGTTGGAATGATGATGCTAGCAATATATCTGGTGAGGTCACAAAGGTGATTAAGAGAACTTTTGTGAAGGTTTGCCCCGTCTGTGGAGCAACTAAGGATGGATGCGACAAGAACTCTGTCGATGTTTGCCGTAGGCACAAACCTAGCTTTGATATGTTTTCAGAGAATAAAGTGCTAATGGACGATGATTTACTAATGATTAATGGCATACGTTTAGATTTAGGTTTGGAATTAGTAGGAGAAAAGTAATAAATTTAACAGAACACCCTTAGTATAAATTGGGGTGACAAATGAACAGAGAGCTAGTTTGGTTTGGCTATTAGTCTAGTTCTCAAAAATAAGCGCAAAAGAGAGAAATCTCGATGGTGGATTATTTGGTTATTCTCCAAATTACCCATTTTTATTCACCATCACGCTTATAACCTATAGACGGAGAGAAATATGGCAACAAAAAAAGAAGTAACCGCCCTGAAAGAGAAATATTATGAGGGGAAGAAGGAAGTAAATCGCCTGAATGAGCAGTTAAATCATCTTGGTGGTCATTTAAAAAATGTAATTTTTCATATAGATGAAATATACGCTAAATTACTCGTTGAATCTGACGATGCAAAGAGGAACAGGAATTATAGTAAAAAAGACCTTATTCGCAAGATTAAAGGCATTGTAGACTATTCTATTAGATGGATTGGTGTACCAAAGAAACAAGTCTATCAATGGAACCCATTGGATTTATATAAAAACTATGATTGGTGGGAAGAGAAAAAAGAAGACAGATATTTCGTAGGAAAAGAAATACTAGATTCAATATACCCAAATGAAAAAGAACTAAAAGAAATTTTAGACGGAAGCGGCATTAGTGAGGACGAGCTAAAGACACCGGACTTGGCAGATGCTAGCACGAAAAAATGAAATCACATAGCTCAAGGTGAAGTAGCCGAAACAAATCGCCCTTCGCATTTCAACTCCGCATTAATCAATAGGGGGGCTTGATAAGTAGGTTATTTCACCTTAATATTTAGATAGACACTAGGGAATATATATTGTAAAGTCGTTTCGTCGGCTCACAACTACCTCGGTTTACTCGCCAATTATTTCTTAGTGTCTACATCCTATCCCAATAGGCAAAAAAAAAGGGGGAGCATTTTGCTCCCCCTTTCTCCGTTATCTAGGTAGTCAGACTAACCACTTCTTTTTATTGCTTGAATTGTAACCGAAACCACAACTGCCATTATCCCTATGGCTATTGACCAAATTAGGAACCCTACTCCCAATGCTAGCACTTGAACTATCCAACCTGCTACGTCTAGAATTATCATTATTCATCCCTTTTTTGTTCTGTATCTTTATCTTCAAATAAATCATCACAATTATTCAATATGGTTTCACTTAATTGTTCGTGACTCACGCACCAATCCATTTCTTCTTCAGCTATGCCAACTTGTTCTTCCCACGATATTTCTTTAATATCTATTGGAGACATTTCTTCATCCCACCAAGCTATAATAATTTCTTCATTACTATCATAGAGAGAAAGTTTTTTAATAGCATCTTTAATTTTCATCTCTGTACTCCTTATAAAGTTTTTTGTAATTATATTTGTTATGAATATCCCATCTATCATATTGAGCAGATAGCTTTTTAAGTCTTTGATGCGCCTTTCCCCCTTTTTTTATTTTTCCTTTTTCTAATAATTGTTCATAAAAACTTACTAATAAAGATGTTTTCATTTTATAATTTGTCTTAGCCATAGTTATTATCCTTTCTTACAGGGAGAGAGGTCTGACCTTTTTCACAAGACTAATGCACATATCTTGCTACTCTCCCTGTTACATATTAGTTATGCTTAATCAGTTCCCTTGATTGCCTCGGCAAGAGCATTGATTCCCTTAGCCATAGCCTCGATTGATGTTCTTGGAAAAGCCACACCTTTTTTAGTAGGAATCATTTTACCGTCTTCTAGCTTAATCCAAGTCCTAATTTGGGCTAGTTGCTTACCGCCTAATTCGTCAAGGGTGAATCTGATTTCTGAATTAGATTTTTCATTTGGTTTATGTACTGCTACTACGTTGTTGTCGTCGTTCATAACGATAACTCCTGTTTGTTTACTCGTTTAAAAAAATTATTGCTTGGCATATCAAGAACAATATGATAACAAGTGCTAAGTGCCAAGTCACTCTACGCCTCTGCTCCACTAGAGAACCCTGTGGTGATGTCTCCATCACCGAAGTCATTGATGAATTTTTTCATATCTGACTCGTCAATATCAGCATTTACACCCATACCAATTCCATCTTCTGTCTCGAAGATATCAACACCGTCGGGAATTATGTCAGCACTCTTACACATAGATGTCAAAGAAAGAGACATCCCTAGAACCGTTCCGAGGCTCCTGTCGTGTTGTTCGTTGTTGAAGTATGCTAGCATCATCATAGCGTCCTTTCTGCTTAGACACTCTTTACTTACTAATGCTCTGATACAATTACACAAACTATCCATTATGTCTCCAATAATTGCCGACATATAAGCATTCATTTTCCCATCACCTTTTATATATTTTTTCATCTCGTCACTATACTCTTCAAAATCTTCATAGCTACCGAAGATATCTCTTGGATTTGGTGCATCTGATTCGATGGTTCTTCTACGGGCATCATTTAGTTTATCTTGTGTCAGGTATTTTGATTTTGCTTTGGGCATTCTCTCTCCTAGTTAGCTTGTTCGTTTTTGTTCATAGCGATTGCTATCATTTTATTTAATTTTTTTAACTGATTTCTGATTTTTAATCCACCCTTCTTCCTGTTATATTTTTCAATAATATTATATCTGTCTTGTTTGGTTGGTGGGGTTGGATTTGTGGGGTAGCCGTTGGTCACATCAACTAAATCCACCGCTAGAGACTCTATTTCCGTTGCTAATATTCTTAATTCGTCGTTGTCCATTGGGTAATATTCCAATGGGTCGGGAAGTCCCTTCGTTCCCAACCCCTTACTTAGCGAGAGAGTAGCTAAAATTGATTTTGTGGTATCTATCATATCAATAACTTGACCGAGTGATTCAAATAAATTTACTTCTAAAAAATCTCTTGGGAATTGGTCAGAGAAATCTGTCTCCGTTGCCCTGTTCGATGCTCTAACTTTGTCGTTCATAAAATCCATTTCGTCGGCTCCCTTTTTAATATTGTTTTCTTTATTTTACCTTTCACTTTGTTCAAGGTAAAATAAATAAAACTATATTATTAACTAATATTATACATAAATAACTTAAATAGCAATAGCTATCTTTGCTTGTCAGTATTGGTTTCTCCTTAGCTTTACTAAGCATAATATTTGTATTACTCAAGGTTTTGGAATGGGTTAAACGGTGCTAGCACGTTGATTTTAGGAGGGGCGGGAACACCACGAGATTCCTCAAGTGATGTTCCCTTGTCGAGAGAGAGCGACATAAATCTATCTCTTTTTAAAGGACTCTTTAATCCTCTTGATAGCATCTTTCGTATCGGGGATAAACATATCTTTGAATGCGAAGTAAACTACAGGTACTAGAGTCCCATATACTACAACAATTATTATTACCGTTAATACATCTCCAAGTTGCTGATTCATACTATTCTCCTTATGTTAGATACTATTTCTTCAACATTTATTTCATCACAATGCTCTTTGCAATTAGAACATATATCAGAAAAAGATATTAAAGCACCGCAACAATCGCTTTCCTTACTCCCCGGATAAGAATCCACCGACTCGTCATCTACCTTGACTTGGTAGGGGAACGCTAGCACTCCGTCACCTTCTGCCTCTAGAAGTACGTCAACTATTTGGTCTTTTTGAGATTCGTTTTCAACGGTTATTGTTATTATTTTAGACATTATTATTCTCCTTTTCTTGGATGATAAAGTCTAATACTTCTAGCATTATCATCCGTTGGTCTTCATATCCCCTGACATAATAGTCTTGGGTCTTAACTTTTTTAATAAACTCTCTCATTTTCCTTAGATATTTAAGTATATCTTCGTCATAGTAAAGAGTTTTAGATTCTTTTCCAAAGTACATACTGCTCTCCTTATTTGTAATGACCCTGTGAGTATTCCATTGTCTCTGCTAGCTTTCGTATTTCCCTGTCCAAAGTATCTACGGTAGCATCGACACTCTTGGTGTCTTTTTGTTCAACGACATAGAACACATTTGCTCTTTCTTTAGCATCTTCAGACATTTCTTTCTGATATCCCATACCGTGGTCAAATCCGAAGACACCTCTCTTGATTTGGAACAATAGGTCTCGAAGTATTCCGTTGGTTGCTATCGACATAACCCTCTGCAAATCCAACACTTCGTGACTTCTCTTTACCGGGAAGAGGACAACAAACTCCCTTACTCCGGGGAGAGAACCTTCATACTGACAACAATAAGTAGCGTGAATCTCGACGGCATTCCCCATCCTTGTAAGAATGTCTGCTAGCACCGAAGCCGTAGCCCCTAGTCTTGCAAATTCCATCTCATCGTTGAAGTGAGCAAGGGAGAAATTGATACCTATTCTCACATTTCTCCTCTTGTTGTCTCTCACCATTTTGTCCCAATAGTCGTCCCTATTGACCATAACCTTGTCGATGTTAAGTTCATCTCCATCGTCACTACATCTCCTAACTCTCTTCGATGATAGTCCTTGCCCTAAGTAAGAAGTAATGTCGAGTTGTTGTTCTACTTCTTCTCGATATTTTTCAAAGAAGTCCCTTACTTTCTTACTGCTCTTGCCGATAGTAAGATTCTCGACAAGTTGCTCCCTTGTCTTAACCGACCCATAAGTCCAATCCTTGTCGGTTATTTTGAAGACATCGTTAGTCAGACAAGCCTCGATATAGTCTTCTGCTGAATCAAATTCAAGACAGACGATTTCCTTCTCGGCACTATAGTCATATGATACATCGTTCTTTTCTGATAGAATATAATCAGACATATTTTACTCCTCGATTAAAGTGTTATTGGTTGATTGACATTGACACCATCTAAGCTAGATACTCTCGGTTCTGCTCTCTTGTAGTTGGTGGGAAACTTCTCCATCATCTCTTCAAGATTGATTTTCGATTTCTCTTCGTCTGTCCATTGAGCCGTCAAGTCAGCTAATGCGTAGAAGATGCTAGCTTTTGATAAGCCGCCCTCTATCTTCTTGCCCTTTCCTAGTGTCATCGGAGTTACCGATTTTTCTGCCACTACACCATTGACGGCTTGGTGAATCATTTTTGCCGAAGTGGAAAAAGCACGGGTAGAGATGTTGTATCTTAGCTTTTGGTCTCTAATCCGAGTCCTTAGTTCGAAGAGAGCATCTGCTAGCTCTTTATATTCCCCGACTATAGCTTTCTCGATTTCATTGTCGTAATCTATCGATATTACTGCTCCGGTGAATCTATCAAGAGTTGCCATATCTTGTTGGTTCCTTCCAACGTATTGGTGACTATTTCCATACCCTGTGCTATTATCGATGGCAATAAACGAGAAGTCATCGTGACGAAATCGATACGGATTCTCTGGGTCATTTGGAGTGAACATCAATCCTTGACCATCTAGCATAGAGTTATGAATGAGAGACATATTGGGGTCAAATCCATTGAACTCGTCGGCTACAATAAAGCCACCTTCCGAGAATGGTTTGACATATTGACCCTCAATATACCGACCATCAAATGTCGATTTCCCTAATAGTTGAGCCTCACTAACTCCGGCAGTACCGACGGCATAAGTATATTTAAACTTATCATCTTCGTCCCAATCTTTAGCCTTGGCAATTACCTTAAATAGCATCTCGGCTATTGTCGATTTCCCTGTTCCTCTTTCACCGACCATAAAAAGCTTGCCGTGAGTTATCAGTTTATCGAGACAATCTTGGTATTGAAAGTGGATTAAATCTCCATCGACTTGGTCAAAAATTACCTTATCCTTGACGGTGATTTGGACAGGTCTCGTTACTTCCTCGACTCTCTCCTCAATCATCTCCTCGATTTTCTTCCCATACTTGTCCTCCATCTTCTCGAGAACCTTTTCCGACGAGTAGTCTCCAATCACTTTCTCCATATCCGACAGACTTTTCTGCCCTGTAGTACCGTTGTTGTCCGACGATGAACTATTCCCACTACTTTGGTCGGAAGTATCTTTACCGTCGTTACTTGGTGGATTCCAACTTCCGTCTAGAAAGCCGTCTAATTCGTGTCTTCTAGCAAAAGCCGTCCAACTTGAACTGACACCGTCAGCTTCACATTTTCTTCTAGCGGATTTTCTCATTTCTGAAACATTCATTTTGTTCTCCTTGCCTCTCTCGGCAGTTTTGGTTTTTGGCTCAAATTCCGAGCCGTTAGTATTTCTATAAATGATAGCATCTTCAGTTCCTTCAGATGCTATCATTTATAAATACAAAGCCGTCAGTTCTTCCGACGGTTCTGCTTCTCACTACTCGATAGTTAGCATCTCGTCGATAAACTCGTCGGTTATCAATGCTAGTCTAGACTTCGTAAAGAGTCCAACTATCGTTTTTTGAGCATAACCATAAGAGCAGTCAAACTCTGTTGCTAAAAGACTTGTATATCGAGAGATTACAAAACTTCTCCGCTGTCTATCGGTAGCTTTTTTCATCTTCAAGACATTGTGACGGTCTAATCCATCCCAATCTCCATTTATAAAGTGAGTCCATAGTGAATATCCATAATCACTCATCGTTCCGACGGTGATGACTTCATTCCTTCCCGAATGGAACATCCCAATTTGCTGCTTATTGACGAGAAGCACTTTTTTCATCTTGTCTTTTATGTTCATTTTACTCTCCCTGTTACTATCGTTGTTGGTTGTTTGATTAACTTTCTCATATCTTCTAACTCACCGAAGACATTTTTATTGTAATTCATCACGAAGAAGAAAGCATCAACTCCATAAGTGAGATGAATCTCTCTCGGTAAACTAGCATCAATATTGCCTAGTTCTTCCTTCGTGTAGACTTGTTTCATCAAGGCTCCCTTGGTAATACCGTCGGGGATTAATTCATCGATTAACTCTTTCTCGTCGAGAAAGTCTCCATAGTCGTAACCTTGATTTCCCCGACCCTTGCTTACTTCGTCTTCTAGATGGTGCTTAATCAGAGAACCTAACTCTTTGACTAAGTCATCTAAGTCTCCTAACAAGATTCTCACTCCAAAATTGTTTGGAAAACCGTGATGTTTATTGTCACCACATTGACAAGCAGTTTTACTAGGATTATCTTCGTGCTTCTTAAAAGCATTTAATATGCCTTCTATTTCCCCTGTTAATTCGAGGATTCTGTCGATTGTGTTCATTTTACTCTCCAAGCTGTGACGGTGCTAGAACATTCTAACACCGTCGGTTTTAGGTTATAATATCATCTCAAGAAGTACATCTTCGGTTTGATTTTCCTTGTACACCAAGACCATCCAAGATGGTTGAGGTGATTCTCCTTCCTTGACGATGAAGTAGTCGGAATTTTTAATCCATTCCAGTTCTCCAGTCCCACCGAGATGCTCTTCGCATTCTTTCCAAGACCATTCTCCCATTTCGAGATTTTTGTCCCAATCGAGTCTATTCTCGTCGATATAGGCTTCCCATAAGAGATGCTCTTTCATCACGGAGAACCAAGACTCGTCGTTGAGTCTATAGTCGGGGTGAATAGTGCATCTTTGGATTTTTCTCTCTTCTGCCGACGGTGGAAGAGCTAATTTCTCTTTGTATCTGTCAAAGTATGCCTTGAAATGCTCTAGCTTCTCGACGACTCTCTCGACGAGTTGTTTCTTATGTTTCATTTTACTCTCTCTTTACCGTCACTAAAGACGGTGGTTTTTCGTTAGTTGGTCTGTCTTCTTCAGGACGAGTAGACCAGTTCTCGTCGATACTGCTCTGGCGATGCTAGAACAATCTAGCACCGCTTCGAATAGTATTTCGACTATACTCTCTCGACAAATTTGCCATTTCGGTTCAGATAACCGTCACGTTTCTGACAATCTCCCGAGAGGTGACCGACGTTACCACCGACGAGTAAATCGTCGCTGATATTGATACACTTCAGCTTCAAGATTCCAATTTCAATCTCGTCGGCATTGTTACTATTCAGATATGCGTTATATACTGCGTTCAATCGTTCGTTTTTGCTCATTTTGTACTCTCTCTCTTTTTGTTGTTTTGTCGTCGATAAAACCTAGTGTTCTATCTTCGTTTTCTTATTCTAATTCTTGTTCTCTTTCTCTTTCCATATCACTAGCGATGCTATAGCGACGTTATAGATATGCTAGAACACCGCTTAGTGCTATGGTGTATTAACTCGTCGGTTAATACTACTTATCCACGAGAAGTGGACTTCGTATCCGCTAGAATCGTCAAGTCTCTTGCGAAAGTATCAGCAATCTCTTCAGGTGAGAGAAGCTTATATTCATCGAATCTTGCGAAGTGAGAAGGTTCGATATCTTCAGCAATCTCCGAGAAGCGGTCATCCTTGCCATCCGCCACTTTCTCGACGATAAAGTCCATATCGTGATGTTGTCCTGTTCTCTCTGCGTAGTCTTCGAAGAATAACTGTCTTTCTTCGTCGTTCATATTCGTTACTTCGTGACGGTTTTGAGTGGTCACGACTGCAACGTCCTTAGTCACCGTGTCTGTGGTGATAGCAAGGTCGATTATGTCGATTGTGTCCTGTGTGTCGAACATATTGATTGTTTTCATTTGATACTCTCTCTTTAGTTATGGTTCTGTTGGTTAGTGTAGTGTGAGGGGAGCAACGTCAGAACCTTATATATTGCTCTCCGGTGACGGCACAACTTAGCACAGGAGACCAAGTTCGCAAGGGATATAATAAAAATGGGCTGTTCTCACGTCGATAAATAAGGTTGGCGCAACGGAAAAAAACAATGTCAACTCAACGAAAACACCGACGATGAACCGAATGCGTTGGGGGGGCGGTCCTATATCGATACCCCAACGCAGAAATTGCTAGTAATTTTCAGGTTTAAACCCGTATATTCAGCAAAAGAGAGGTATTATATGTCTGAACAATTAAAATTCTTTTATTTAAGTATTCTGGAACAGCAAAACTTCCCCGGATGGGAACTTTACGTTTTTTTCACTACATCGCTTTTAGTTAGTATTATTTTTAGATTAAATAGAATCGAGAGGAATCAAGATGGCAAAGATACTCAAGAATAAAAAAGGAGAAGACTTCTATGTATATAGTGCAGAAGAGGCTGACAAGATGGGTATATTATACAGGTCGGACGATTGGCGCAAAGCTGAAATCGATGACCACATTCTCACAACAGACAAGATGGTTATTAAGGTCCTTGGTAGAGATATTGAAAAACCTCTGCACGCTCGCAAAGGAACTGTTTATCTTATTACTGGTTTTGGGAGGCATCCTATTTCTAAGAATAGTATATTCTCTGGATTCGTTAATGCTAAAAAGGAAAGAGTAGATGTCAGACAGACATTCAAGCAAAAAATATTCGCTGATTATCTCGTTACATACGGTAACAGCAACGAAATGGGTATGTGGGATGCAGACTCAATCATTAACGCATACCAAGCTGTCTATCAAGACAACCATTCCACGAACAGCCTTAAACGTGGCTTACATATATTAAAGAAAGAACACATAAAAAAACACATAGCAATCAAAATGAATATAAGACCAACATTATTAGATAACCAGATAGACGATGATTATATTGTACAGGGATATAAAACCCTGCTGGAAGGCGCAGACGTTCCGCCTGCGACAAAGTTAAATACATTAAATAGACTCTCAGCACTCCTAGGTCACGATGATAAAGACAGGACAGAAACAACGGAACAAGTAGTGATGATTAGTGATGGTGAGTTGAAGAAACTAGCGGGTTATCGTAAAAAAATTGCCGAAACAACAAGTATTAGTTAAGAAAACTACCAATACGGATTTCCATACCTATGAGATAGTCCATACGGCAGATATAGATGAAAAAAAGCTAGCTACGTTGGTCCTAAACGACAAGGAGTACCAAGTTGACGGGACAGTAGCAAAGATGTTTATTACTATGTGCGACGAGATAGACATTTATTACAGCCTATTTAATGAATTAAAAGACAAGAGTGGTTATGGAGAATCTTGATGCCAAATTAAACTTACTTAGCGGGAAAGAGAAAGTTGATATGCTAAGGGCTATGTATTTGGACATATTTTTTTTCGCTGAAGTATTATTTGGTGATGCAGAGAACTCGATGCACTACCATTGCCGTGCTGAGTCCCCCCATTTTCATAAAGAGATAGCAGAAAACCTTTTAAGGTTGAATGTTGGCGAGAAAATTGCGATAGTTGCACCTAGGGACCACGCAAAAAGCACATTTATTAACTTAATATACCCTTTACATAGGATTTTATTCGGTGAAGAGCGTTTTATATTGCTTATATCTGAGTCTGAGATGCAATCTAAGTACAATTTAGAAAGTATTGGCAATGAGGTCGAGTTTAACCCAAAAATAAAATTTTTCTTTGGAAATAGGATGGGGTCAACGTGGGGAAAAGAGGAGAAAGAGTTCGTAGGAGCATATGCAACAGACGGTTCTATAAAAATAAAGACAAAAGTGCTTGTTCGTGGTACTGGTCAAAAAGTCAGGGGCTTAAAGTATGGAGCATATCGACCAACTCTTACTATTATTGATGACGGAGAGGGAGAGGCAAACACAGCAACACCAGTTTTAAGGGATAAATTCAAAAGATGGCTAAATGCTGCCGTAATTCCGGGTTCTGGGGACGCTAAAATGATTTTTATTGGAACAATAGTAGACGAAGAGAGTTATTTGAACAGAATTGCGGGTCCAAAAGCCTATGATAGGGACGGTAACTATAAAATAAAGTCGTGGAAGTCGCTATTTTACCAAGCAATCATACAAGATACCCCAAAAGGGATTTTTGTCAGTTCGGGTAAGGAAAAAAAGGACAAAAACGGTACTCCGGCTGTTCTTTGGCACGATAGAAGACCTTATAAGTGGCTAGCAGCAGAAAGAGATAGATTGAAGTCTGAGGGAGATATATCGTATTTCTACCAAGAGTACCAGAATATACCAATGGATGATTCTTTTAGGATATTTAAAAAAGATGACATTCAGTATTGGGACGGAAGGTATTTAAGGCAAGATAACTACAATTTTATAATTAATAAGGGAGTTCAGGTCCCAGTTAATATATTTATGGGCGTTGACCCGGCAAGTAGTGAAAATATTAAAGCAGACTATACGGTTGCGATGGTTGTAGCCGTTGATGATAAGTATAATATATATGTGGTAGATATGTTTAGAGGTCAAGTAGCTCCTATGGATGGAGTGACCGCAATCATTAATTTAGCAGACACATATCATCCTAAAGACATTAGAGTAGAAAAGACGGGTCACGCTATGTTATCGGACTATCTAATGAGATTAGGTAAGGAAACTGGAAGATTTTTACCAATTACCCCAAAAGATGCTATTAAGTCTAAGTTTTTCAGGATTAAAGAGATGCAACCATTATTTGCTAGTAAAGCTATCTTTCTAAAAGATAGCCAATATGAACTTGAATCTGAGCTGCTAGCATTTAGAGAACACGGAACATTTAAAAAAGACACACTTGATGCTTTAAGATGGGCAACTGAAGATATATACCCAAATAGGCTCCAGAGAGGCGAGAAAGGCATATGGGAAACTTCTATGCCAAAAACCCTTGCTTGTGACTGGGAAACGGGTGAAATTTATAGTGCATAACTTATGAATATAAAGGATATAGAATAAATTGGCAATAAAGCAACCATACGGAAAATCCGGTCCATACCAGAAGATAGAAGACAGTTACGGTCTTAATGACCTCAACTCTGATGAAATTCGGGATGAGTGGTTTCGCTATGAAAAAGCTAACTCTGAGTGGAGAGTCCAAATTTCCGATGATGAATCTTTTTATTTAGGGAATCAACTCACAGAAAAACAGAAAGAATATCTTCAAAGCGTGGGGCAACCACCGGAGTGCAATAATAAGATTAGACCAGCAGTTGAGCAGGTGCTAGCAAATGTAGCGTCAGCCTCTCCAACTTGGTCTGTGCAGCCAGAAGGAAAAACAGATTCAGAGATAAGTTTTATATTCTCTCAATTAATGGATAGAATATGGTACGATTGCGACGGGGACCATAGTTTTAGAAAAATGGTCCGAGATTTCTTAGTAAAGGGAATAACATACGCATATGTTTACCCTGACTGGCAAGGAGATGGAGGATTAGGGAGCATAAAATTAAAGAAGATGGCTCCAGAATCTATATTCGTAGACCCAAATTCCATATTACCAGACTTTTCTGATGCTAGCAGCATAATATATAGTGATATTATGACCAAAAAGCAGGCTAAGACTTTATATCCGTCACTAGAAAAAGTAATTGACGATGCTATGCCAGAACAATGGGGCAATGAGAAGTCTAGTGGTAACTTTAATAGGGATTATGTTATTTCTAGGTCAGATAGTTATAATGAGCAAGAAGACGAGAGAGTAAGAAAGTTTGTAAGATGGTCTAAGGTTTCATTACCAAAAATGCGAGTTACGGAGATGACTACCGGATATACTAGTATTTTAGAGAAAGAACAATGGGATGAGATGAAAGAAAGCCCTGATTACGCACAATTTGTAGAAGCGGGTGAAATAACAGCTCAGGAAATTTTTCAAACAGTAATTAGAGAGACTTGTATGTTTGGGGACGTTATGGGCTATGATTATATATTGCCACTTACTGAATACCCAATTATTCCAGCCTGCAATGAACACGCAGCAAATCCATACCCTAGCGGAGATGTTCGTCACGCAAAGACTCCTCAGCGTATGTTAAATAGAACTGAGGCATTATTAATTGCACACACAAATGCAACGGCTAATTTTAAATTAATTTACGAAGATGGTGCAATAGACCCAGAAGAACTGGGAAAATGGTCTATTCCCAATGCTGTTATAAGAGCGAATCCCGGTGCTATCTCAGGTGGCAAAATAAAAGAATATACACCAAACTCTTTAAGTTCTCAGCTATATAACGAGAAAAGTAGGTATGAAGTAGATATAGAGCAGGTTTTTGGCTCCTATAAGTTTTCTCAAGGAAACCCAGACGCTAGTCCGGGTACGGTAGGTGAGGCAGGTCTTATTGACGAGGCTGTAGCTAAAAAGCAGAATTGGAAGATATTACCAGTATATGATATGCTAACTAGGGCTGCTAGCATATGCGTACAATGGATACCTCACATCTATGACCAGCAAAGGGTGTTAAGGTTTGTTAATCCGCAAGGTGACGATAAGGAAGTTCAATTAAATTTACCAGTTGAAGATAAGACTGGTGCAGTAAACAAGATGTATGATATGACTACCGCAAAAGCAGACATTAGAGCAGTAGTAGGTAGCACAAGGGCTAAAAACCCATTAGCAGATTTAAACAGGGACATTGGATTAATGCAAGCAGGTATTTATGATAAAACCCAAGTTATTATGAATATGCAATCTGATATTGACAAAGGGGCATTACTAGAGAGGCAGGGCGAAATTTCGCAATTATCTCAACAAGTTCAGCAATTAACAGAGCAAGTTAAAACATTATCCGGTGATATACAGACAAGAGAACGAGAAGTTTTCCACCAGAAGATGAGAGCTGAAGTTGCAGAGGCAACTAAACCAATAGCTGGAGCAGTTGCAAATATAAAAGCGAGAACAAAAATTGAAGAAGCTCGGCAGAAGGACAGTTCATCCAAAGCTGAGGAACAGGTAAACTCAATGATAGCTGCTAATTCTCAAAACGGAATGGCATAACTAATAAGCAAGGAGCATCTGTGGAAAACACAACAGAAGAACAAGTCAATGAGCAAGTAGAAGACACCCAAGAAGATGGTAACTTTAATCTCGTAGATGAACTAGTTTCATTTAATAAAGGAGAAGAAAGCCCAGAAGAAGGTGCTGTAACAAACGAGGCGGAATCTGACAATAATGAAAAGGTTGAGGAATCAGAATCCCAACAGGAAAGTACCGAACAATGGTTAATAGATAACAAGTTTAAAGACAATGATGATGGAAGGCAGAAACTAGCCGATTCATACAAGAGTCTGCAAAGCGAATACGATAAAATGCGTAATAGTCCCGAATTACCACAGGACGCTCAAGACGCTATCAAGTTTGCTGAGTGGGTTGCTAATAATGATGATGCTAGAACAGCCTTGGAAGGACTTGTTAACTCACCGGAGCAAAGTATTGTAGAAATCCCAGAGGATTTTGACCAATTAGATATATATACAGAAGGCACTTCGTCTAATGATTGGTATAAGGCAACTCAGAATCAGCAAAGGACTGAAATGAAAGACCAGATACTATCGGAAGTAAAGAGTGAATTTCAACAACGAGATAATAAAGTTCAGGAAGAAGCAGAAGCTCGTAATATGTACGCCTATTTACAGGCAGAACATAATATGGACGAAGCTGAAGTAACTGATTATTTAAGCTTTATTAAGGAGGAAGATAATTTTTCCCCCCAAAATCTTGTTTCAATGTATAGAACGTCTAAGGGAACTCAGCCACGAACTAAAACAACTACAAAACATTCGGAGAGTAACCCTTCTCGGAAGGAACTACCTGCTGGAGTAAATGCAGCAGTCGGTGGTGGTTCAAACCCCCCTGCTAGCAACAATCCAGTAGATGACCTAATGAAGAGTTTAATGGGAAACTCAAAGAGGAATGTTTTTCAAGACTAATTAGGAGTCTATAATGGCTGAAAACTACGGAAGTGGTTATGCAAAATTCACGGACGGGTCCGCAAGACAAGTCCTTGAATTAGGAAGTAAAGTTCATTATTTCAACCCCTCAGATACACCTATCTTTTCTATTATGGGTCGTACAAGCACTCGCTCAACTCCTGTGCCTAAATTTGAATGGATGGAAGATGAACATTTTATTAAACGCTCAATAACGCTTGTTGGTCACACAGACACAATCGGTGGAAATGCTATTTTAAATGGTGCTACTGATGGCGATGGAACTGTCGCTGCCTCTGGTGATAACCAATTTCAATCTGTTCTTACGATGAATAGACAGGCACAGTTGGAACTCTTTGAAATAGGCGGTGTCTACTCAGTAAAATCAAATGCCGCTGCTGGTACTGTTAACGGAGTTGACGGAACTACTGCTCAATACGTTATGGTTACTGCTATTGGATATCAAGCTGCACATAAAGGTCAGACCAATTCTGACAGAGATGTCTGCTTTGAATCTGTAGCCGTGGCTGGTAGTGCTGCTACCCTTAGTGATAGCACAGGTGCTGTTTTTGTAAGTACCTCAGCTTCGACTAAGTGGGACATTGAGTATGTTGGTACTGCTGGCAATCCTACAACTGGGACTAAAAAGGGTTTTGAATATCAAAGCTCTGATAATTCTGGTGACTACGTTGCTCACGTTTGGAATATGCACGGACCTTCTCAGGGTTACAATGAAGGTGCGGGCGTTAGTGCAATGAGTACAAAGAAAGTTCGTAGACTATCTAACTACACTCAAATTTTTCGTGAACCATTCTCGCTTACTCGCACAATGCGTGTTTCTAAGCAGTATGGTGAGCAGGAATTTGCTAGGTTACAATCTCGCAAACTTACCAAAATCAAAGGCGACCTTGAATGGGCGTTGATGATGAATGGTGATGCCGATGCTGATGCTAGTGCTATGAACCCAAAGCGTACTTTTATGGGCTTTGGACTTAATGGTTCTGGTGGAGCTATTGCTTCAAATGACGGTCGTAGTAATACTGCCTTTCAATTTGATGCTAATGGTGATGCTACTGACATTGACCATATGGACGAAGTTGTTGCTAACATCTTCCAAGATACCATTAATGGTTCAATGAATAAAGTTGCTCTTTGTTCTAACAAATGGTTACGGAAGCTTGTTACAGCAGTTCGTAAATCTTCTGGTGCTACCTTGAATGCCGAAATGGGTTCTGGAGTTACTAGCGGGATGCGTGTTACTAAGCATTTTGGACCAGTCGGTGAACTATCGTTTATTCCTCATCCATTGTTAAATGGAGCATATGAGGATTACGCTCTAGTAATCGACCCTGCTAACATTGATATGCGCCCTCTGGCACAATCCGATATGCAACTGCGTAACGACATTGTGAAAGATGGTACTGATGGAACTGTTAGTGAATGGTTGTACGAAGGTGGACCGGAAATTAGGAATGAGCAAACTCACGCTATTTTAAAGCTGATTTAACTCTAGTTCTAGTTTTAAACTAATCGAAGGGGCATTCTTTATGTCTGCCCCTTTGATTTACAGGAGATACAATGTTATACGCAGAAGCTTATGAACTACTAGATATTGTCCTTACGGGACATTCAACAAGCGTTCCATTAACAGCAAAGCTGAAAAGAAGATTCTTTGATGACGCTGTTAATATGATGAATAATCTATATGTGAGAAATATCGAAGAAGAAGTATTCTCCGGGAATGGGGCAACAACAAAATTTGTTTTTAGTAACGATAAGGCAAGCACTAGAATATATCAAGTATCTTTTAAAGACAGCAATGGATACAAAGACATTCCTTTTGCACCACAAAGTCTTATTACGAACCCTGATGAAATGCTTAATCCAAGTTATGTAGTAAGAAAGGAAACTTCTCTTGGTGGTCAATATTCAGACATAACTACATCAACTAATTCAATTAGAACCTCAGAATCTCACGGATTGTCTGTAGGCGACTATGTTAATATATTGCAAGTACCAACAATTACTCAATATTTTGTTCATTCAA